CGGCTTTCACGCCTGCCAGAGAAGTAGTTCGACAGACCGCCGAGCGCCGCTGCTCCAAGTTGAGCCCACATATTCCCACCACCGCCTGAGAGAGATGATACTTGTGAAGGGCCAGTCGTGACGGGCAAGGACATACCGCCACGTGGCTGTAGCAAACCGGGGTTTACCGGATCAATGTCGTAATCGTATGGGTCCATTACTTCTTTGACCTCGACGCTGCTGCGTTGTCTACAAGGTTGGGGTATGGGCGTCCTGCTGCCTTCGCCCTTGCCTTCGCCTTCTTCTTCTGGTCAGGCATTAGCTTCTTGCTCTTCTGGTCCTTGGGCGCTTCCTTGCGCCAGAATGCGGCCTTCTTCACAGGTTCGTCAGTCCGGCCTTACGGAGGAGCCGCACCAAGAACTGGAGCGGGATCTCCGGCGTGACCTGATCGAGGACGCGACCAAGCCCGACCTTGATGATGGCCATCGGAACGGGCACGAACCCAACACGCACCACGCCGCTTGGAAGCAGAGCGAGCAGTGTACGGTTCATTTCGTCCGCACGTTGCTCTGAGTAGAAGTCGTAGACCTCATCAATGACGTAGTCGCCAAGCTCCTTCTTGTCGAACTTGTCGCTCACGATCAGCTTCTGGAGGCTCATGGCCGACTCCTTGATGTCTTCCTCGGTTACAAGCGGCTGATCCAGCGGATCAGGCAGGACTGGCGGTGTAATGTCTTCGCTCATTTCAATATAGGGGTTATCGGTTTTTGCGCTCCACCATTACTATGGGTTGGTGGCAATCGTCTTTACCGTACCATCTCCAAACTTCACCTTCAGGTCACCATCGGCTGAGTCCACATAAATCAACGCCTTGCCGCTGACTGTGGTAGGAGCCGTGATCGAATCAACAACTGCGGCATACGGGGCGTTGGACGCTAGCTCCACCCAGTTGACGCCATCGTCGTACCAGTGAACTACCGTCGTGCCATCGTCCGTTACCCACGTTCTCCCAGCGCTGCCAGCAGCAGGGCGATCAACAAGAGCAGAAGACTGTACGTGTATTGTTGCATCGAGGTCATGGGCGTTGAGCTTGGTTTGAAGCTGGTTGTCGTTACCGCGCACAACGTTCGCATCTACCGCAGGGCCTCGTACGGGAGACGGGAATGGATTGAGCGTATGGTTGCCGACGGTGGTCATTTACGAGATGCGAACAAGGTTGCAGGCGACGTAGTCTTCAGACGATCTGGCGCAATACGACATAGTTCTCCATGTGCCGGTCAGGCTCAATGAGGTAAGACTGCCGAGTGGCAGTTCCACCTCGTCAGCCTTCAGGTTGGCCCCAACCGGAGGTGTGTCATAACGATACAGATGCGTCCCAGCTACAGTGCCTCCGGGCGCAGACGAAGATCCCGAGTAGTTCGAAATCTCGTTAATCTTGACATAACAAGTGACGTATGTCCCGATAGCCCCATAAGTCGTAGCCGGGAGCGCGTCTGCCCAAGAAAGTGTACCTGAGCCGTTGGTGGTCAGGTGCTGTCCGCTTGACCCATCTGCTGCCGGGAATGCGTACGACACGCTGTTGATGGACAGTGCGCTGTTGTCTAGCGTTACAGCCCCAGTAACGTCCAAGGTGCCGGGGACATCCACGTTGGAGGTCCATTCAACACCAGTGCCAGCGGCGTCCGTCTGCAACAACTGACGGGCAGATCCGTCGGCCAGCTTGCTAACATCAATCTCGGCGGTCGCAGATACGTCGGCGTTTACAATCGACCCGGATGCGATGCTCGTAGAGATGCTCGCACCCGATGTGAGGTCGCTGGAGACCGAGCCAGTAACGTCGCCCGTAAGGGCAAACGTGCGGGACGAGGACAGTTTCGTGGCCGTGTCTGCGTTGCCCGTCACGTTACCCGTGACGCTGCCTGTCAGCGAGGCCGTGATCGTGCCTGCTGAGAAGTTGCCCGAGCCGTCACGCTGAACGACCGTGTTTGCCGTGTTGCTGCTGGTCTCGGCAATGCGCGGTCCGCTGAACTCAACGAACAAGACGCCGTTGCTGCTATTGCTACGGAGAACATACGCAGCGACCTGATACTCGCCGCTTGTGGGCTTAGTGTCCGTGAACCATGAGGTGATCGAACCTGGACCCGCAGATGCGTCCGGGTAGAGCCTGTCACCCACGCTGAACAGCGAGGTGTCTACGTCCTCCAGAAAACCCGTGTTGATTGCATAGCCGTTCGTGCCGTTCGTGACATTCTCTTCGGCAATCGCAAATGCCACATCCGAAGCGGAGGTCAACGGTGCAAGCTCAGGCAGGTTCTGGCCGTTGTTCCAGCCCGTGACCTTAAGGACATCGCCCTTCACGATGGTGGCTGTCGCCCTGAACTCAAGGGAGATCTGCTCGCTGCTTACCTCATGCCAGCGACTCCCGTCATCGTACCACAGGATGTAGTTGCCCTTGTCCACCGTAATCCACTTGCGCCCTGCTGTACCCGCAGACGGGCGCAGTGCGAGAGTGGATGACTGGACATGGATTCCCGTGTCTGAGTCATGCGTGTTGTAGGCTGTCCTAAGCGCGTTGTCGTTGGCCTTTACCTCGTCCGCATCAATTGGCGATGTGCCGTTCTGCGGATAGAGGAAAGGGCTGACGCTATGCTGACCGGTCTGGGTCGCCATTACCTTCTCCCAAGAGCAAATGCTTCAAGCTGGAAACTACTCACGACGGGCAGAGCAGCCCCGCTATCAATGAAACTTACGTCTACATAATAACCGTTGCCGCCCATCGGAATCCTATAGGACGTTCTTCCACCACCACCCCAAGTGCCTGTGCCCCATATGGTTCCGAAGCCGCCCCAAGACGATGCCGTACTGACGGGCAACTCAAACGAACCAATGAACTCGCCTGTCCTCCACTCAACCTTGGACTGGTCTGAGCCACGGAGGTCTACCTCCAGGTAGCCCCAGCGCATGGCCTTCGACAAAGCCTGATCCCCTGCGTACAGCCTATGGAAACGCGCCTCCATGACGTAGCGATCCCCACCAGTGTCATCGGAATTGACGTTATCCAAGAATACCGCAGGGGCATCCGTGATGGACACATAGCTGTCCCCGTCACCCTTAAGGATGATCGGTAGCTCGTTGTCATCGTAGGACTCCCAGAGCGCAGTGGTGTCAGGGCTGATGTAGCCTGTATCCCAAGGCCCTGCCCATGCGTTCAGCGTCGTATGGTAGACATACACGCCATAGCCCGGAATGCTGATCCAGACCTCGCGGGTTGCACGATTCAGCACAGCACGGATGTTATCGAACTGGCTGGCGCTCAACTGACGGATCAAAGGCAGCAGCGGGTCTGGAGTCTCCTGAGACGATACAGGTGCTACCTCAGACTCGTTACAGCGATACAGCCCACGCTCAGACACGAAGTAGGCAATGTTCTCCACAGGCACGACAGAGCCAGCAGCAATCGTCCCTACGTCCGACGAGACGCCCTCGGGCTGCACGGTGATGTCTGACTGCCCGTATCCCGTCAAGCGCGAGATACCCTGCCTGTGGAAGATCAACAGCGAGGTGTTAATGCTCGCGAGCGCAATGACCGTCTCGTCACCGAACGTGCGGACGATGATCTCACCACCGCCTGAACCTGCATTGCCCAGCGTGTCGCCGTTGTTCAGCGACGAATAGAAGATGCTTTGTGGGTTGGTGCCACAGCCACAGCCCCAGAGCCTCTGGTTATGCACCACGATGTTCTTGGTCGTGGATGTGCCTGAGATGTCTGTGGTCAGCGTAGTGCCGTCCCACTTATTCAGCAGGCCACCATCTCCGATGTAGACCACATCGTTTCCGCCCGTGTCCCTGAAGCGAGCAAAGTACGGAGTGCCAGTTGTTGCTAGCGTCCCGCTCTGGGCCGTCCAGGTCCAGGGGTAGGTGCCATACGACGAGGTGTAGAGCGTAGCTCCTGAGATCGCCAAGACCTCGATGGTCCCGCTGTCCTGACGCCAAGTGAAGCCGTTGCGTACGTCGTTCGTGCCGTTGAGAGCCGCAGCGGTGCGCTTGGTGCCACCACGCTTCTGGATAGCACCAAACTCCGTAAGCCGAGCGTTCGTGGCTTTACGGAGTTGGTTGGGCAGCAGTACGCCGTCAGACGAGATGCTGTTAAGCCCACCATCCATTCTGGGCTGTGCGTCAGCAACCTTCTCTCTCATCCGCTTGCCCAGTCTGCTTTGAGGTCAGGATAGGCCATGCGTGTCGGGTTGATCGTGCGGCGACGGATGTCGTCCAGCACAGACTCCCGCTCCTGCCTTGCAAGCGCCTTCAGGTCCACAGCAGCCGAAGTCTCAGCGCCACCCTTCAGGAGCAACTGTGCAGCAGCTTCCCAGACCAGAATCAGATGCGCGTTGGACGGGAAGGGCACGACAGATGACCCGTCGCTCAGGTCCGACAATGCCTGCGGCTTGTGGTTGACGTAGATCTCCAAGCTCACGCCAGAGTTTACTGGCAGGATCTGGAGTTCGTCACCCGCCAGATAGTAGAGCTTCGGATGCGACGGCAGGTAGTTCGTCGTTGTAGCCAGCGGCACGTCCTGGAAGCGCGTCTGCTGGTACAGGTAGTTGCCATCGCTCAACGACAGGATCCGATACCAAAGCTCAGAGGCATCGCCTGAGTTCAGGTCGAGGCTACTGAGCGGGATCTTGCCATCAGAGTCTGTGGCAACCGTACGCTGTGCAAACCTGTAGTAAGGCGCTGCGTTGAGGATGTTCGACCATTCCGACTCGTACACAGAGTTCAAGACGGTCAGGATCAAACTGTCCGACCAACGGGCAGACCCTACGGCGTCCATGTATTCTCTGGTTTGGTCAACCAGATTGTCGCGGGTCACCGTTGCCATTTATTCCTCAGAGATACTTGGACTTAGCCTTCGTCGTGGTCTTCTTGCGTGTGCGCTTCGGCTTCTCGCCTACGTCTGCCTTGACCTCCACCGTCACCTTCGGGCCTCCTGCCTTGGACGGGTCCTTCTGATCCAAGACCTCGCCAATCGCCTCTTCAACCGCCTTCTGTGCAGGCGTCTCGTTGAACTTGGCAATGCGGCCAATAAGGTTCTGCACATCTTCCCTTGGGAACTCCCGAAAAACCTTGGAGACGTAGCCGGGAGCCTCATCAACTGGGCAATCAACGGGCAGGTAACCAATGATGTCAAAGTCGCTGTTCGGGGCGATACCGCCGTTTTGGATCAGAGCACGACGGCGGTCGTCCTCTGCCCATGCGAAAGTAATCGCCCAGTGCTGACCAGCGGCTTTTACGAAACGGATGTCCAAACGTGGATGAATGGCCTGAAGCCGCCGCCGGATTTCCGGCGACGGCTCAGGTGCACCCATCGAGTTGAGAATGGGCATTATTCAAGAACCAGAAGTTCGAAGTTGACAGTCAGGTCTTCCTCGGCGGTTCCGACCGCTGCTGTCGTGGTCACTACAAGACGCAGGGTGTCGCCCTCATCGAGCGTACGCTCTGCATCCGTCAGGGTTGAAAGCAGTGAGACCGCAGTCCCTTCGTTTGCCGTCAGTCCCTCAAGGTCGATGTTGCCCGTCAGAGCAACCGCTGCGTTTGCCGATGCGTCATACTTCTGCAACACACCGAGGACGGTGCCCGAAGCTGAGACAGGAACGATCAGAGCAGAGACCACAGCGCGGTTGATGTAGCAACGCGCCGGATGCCCTCCGAAGTTGTAGCTCGTAGTTCCAGTACCCGCAATCGTGGCGTCACAGTTGCCGACCAGAAGAGTAGGCAGCACACCAAGGCGACCGGGCTTCGGAGCAAAGAAATTGTAAGCCATTGGCTTTCTCCGTTTATGGGCAGGGTGACGGGGCCGAAGCCCCGCCACCCCTCCCGGTCAATTACGCTACGTGAGTGTAGCGAGCGGTGTCGGTGTAGCCAGTGATCGACCCGTGGGCGTTACGGGCGAGGCAGGCGAAGTTGCCGTACCAGCCGTAGCTCGTCTCGAAGGCATCGCGGCCAGTCAGCCAGCGCCACGGTCCTGCGCCCTCGAACTCGACGAAGCCCCAGTCCTTCGCGTCCACCCAGGACAGCGACGGAATGTGGAGCAGGTAGATCGTCCCAGCCGGGACGTAGTAGTCCTCGACCATCGGGATCCCAGCGACTTCCAGCGCACGGTAGCCACCCTTGATCGTGGTAGCAAACTCGTTTGCCGTGAAGCGGCGCTGTCCGACCAGCGACTCCATGAGCTTCTTCGAGATGCCCGGAGTGGTCATCAGCAGGAACTCCTTCGGCTTCATCATGGCGTCCTTACCCGAACGGCCCTTGATGCGCTGGATGAGATCCCAGATGTCCGACTCGGTCGGCTGGTCAGCGTCCGGGGTGTCCGTGCCCGCAACGAGGCGGGTGGCGTCCCAGATGCCGTACGACGATGCGCTGATGCCGTGCAGCGAGGCGTAGCTGCCACCACGGTTCGTGATGTTAATCAGACCGTTCATGGCGTTGTTCAGCGAGGTGTCGCTGGCAGTGGCCTTCACAAGCTGGTCAGTAGCCGCCATGCCGCTGATCGCGTCCGAAAGCGTCAGGGTAGCATTGTCGCCCGAGTTCACGATGTTCGTGATCTGAGCGCGACCCAGAACAGTGGTGCCATCGTCAGCGTCGATGACCGCAATGTAGTCACCAATCGAGAGCAGCAGCGAGCCCTGACCAGCGTTCGCAACACCGTAGGGGCTGCTGACGATGATTTCGGTCGTGCTGTTAACGGTACCGACCAAAGCTACAATGCCGTCAGCCTTGTTGTGGAGCGCCTGCTGCATGAGCAGCGAGGAGGCGTCCTTGATCTCCTCCATCGTCTTCTTGGCGATGGTGGTGAAGGCAGCTTCCTTCGACTGGGTTCCCACGAATGCGAGGCCATCAATCTGGCGGGTCGTGTACGCACGGACCACACCGACGTTGGCCTGCACTTCAGTGGCAGTCGTGTCGGGCGGGAAGTAACCGCTGGGCGAGAAGGTCGCTCCAGCCGGACGGCCAGTCACGACATCGAAGAAGACGTTGTTACCGCCCCAGCGCATATTGCGGGGACCACCAGCGCGACCCTTCTCAAGCTGCGCGAGCAGCGGGGTCACGAGGTTCTGGACCTTCTCGCGGAACTGCGAATAGACGTTCTTCAGAAGACCGGTAAGTTCGGTATCTGAAATTACAGTAGGTGCAGGCATTCTGCGATTCCTTGACTATTAGAGGCTGGCAAGCACGTTCTCTAACGCGCTGTCTACAGCATCATCTACGTTGTTGATCGACTTGGCTTTACGGCCTTTCTTGTCAGCCGCTGCCTTGCCAACTGGGCGGGTCTTCTTGCCCACCGCTCGCTTGGCCTTCTGCGCCTGGATGCGAGCCTCTTCGAGTTGCTGCTGCGCCTCTTCCATCTCAGGAGAGGTAGCCGCACCGCCTCGACGTGAGTCCTGCATCTGAGCCCAAAACACCAAGTCATCAACGATATAGTTCCGAACCGCGTCGTAACTCTCCTCAGGAATGTAGGGATCGCCAAGCGGTCCCTGCCGGAGGTGCGGCTGCAAGCTCATCACCATTCGTTCTGCCAGTTCGTCAGCGGTTACGTTGGGCAGTGCATCCGCAATCGTTTGGATGGCTGGCTCAACTTCGCCTTTGAAGAACTGGGTTCCTCTTTGCTCAATGTACTGAAGTTGCTGTTCTGCTTGCAACCGCTGTACACGCTCCTCTGCTCTACGTGCTCGCTGTTCGGGCGAGTTCTCTGACTGGTACCGCTCACGAACACGATAGAGATAATCGTCATCCTGTAGCAAACGCTCGATCTGCTGCTCGCGTTCTGCTACCAACTGCTCGTACTGATCTCGCTCAGACTTTACTGACTGAGCCTCCTGCATGGCCTGCTTCGCCTGCTTGTCCTTGTCCTCGTTGTACACGCCCCATTGGGCGAGTTTCACAACTTGGTCCAGGCGTTCACGGCGCACCTTGCCGTTGGCCTTGTATTCAATCTCCAGGGCGGGAATCTCGATCTCGCCCTCGGCGTCCATGACCTTGAACTGCGTAGCAAGCTCAGACGCATCTACGATGCCGACATCCGCATAGCCTTCAGGCAACGCAACGCCTTCGGTCTCTTCTGACTCTTCCTCGTCAGTTTCTTCTGCTTCCTCAGAGTCCTCGGCTTCTTCTTCGTCCTCTACCAGCTTCGGGTATTGGGCCTCTTCCTCTTCGGACTCCTCGGCTTGCTCTTCGGCGGGCTCTTCCGGTTCAGGTTGCTTCAGTTCCGGGATCGAGAGTGCCGCCTCAACCGCTGCGTCTGCCGCCAGTTCTGGCGTTTCCATGGTTACTCCTTACTGTTGCAGTGAAAGTGCGTCCAACTGCTGGGCCAGCAGTTCAGCGTCCGAAGGCATACCTCCGGGCATGGGCTGCATCATGCCACCCATGTCTACTGGACCTGCTGGGGCCATTGGTTGAACGGCTTCCGGGCCAGCCTGCTGCATTGCGGCTGGTCCCTCCGGCGCACCTGCTGCACCCTGCTGAATTGCTTCGGGTGGCACCATTGCGCCCTGCTTTTGTGCGGCCTGATTCGCAAGAGCGACCCAACGCTCTTGAGCAGCCGCGACAATCTCCGGTGACAGGTCATCTTGGAGGATGATCTCTCTCTCAAGTACGTCCTGGTGGATTGCTTCGTTGTCTTGCCAGCGCATCTCGGGCGGTTCCGTCCCAGTGCGTAGCGCATCCGCAACTCGCTTGGCTCTGGCCTCCTGATCCTCGTCTGGAGTCGCCATATCCTTTGCGATTGCGAACATTTGCCGCCGACGGTACTCCTTGATGTCGATTACGCCCGTCTGGAGCCAGTTATCGAGCAGATATAGACGGAATGCCATCGGCATCGGCATCATTGTGCTCGCTTCAACGCGAACATCGCTCTGACCGTCCAGATCCCGGCTTGATACCGCCCTTGCAAGGTCCGGTCGGCCCTTTCCGACCGCTCCGAGCGCCCTCGGGACGTCATAACCCCAGACCATCCCCGCCAATGTGGCCTTACACCAGTCTGTGTAGGCGTCGGCAAGCGCATTTACCGCCGGGGAGAAGGTTCTCTCCAACTGTTCGCGGGTTGCGATGATCGCACGGCCTGATTCGCCCGTGGTTTGGCCCCTGGAGACGCTGTTCCAGCCGCTTGCTTCCTCAAATGCCTGCTTTTCGAGGGCCAAGGCGTCCTTTACGTCGTTTCCGACGCTAAATCCGTTGACGGGCTGGATGGATTCGTTCATTGAGCCCGCACCACGGACCTCGATCATGCTGGTCACGCCGCCCATGAAGGTCTCAGTGGCAATCGAGTTGGGGCGAACCAGGAATCGACCGCCTGCGTTGACCCGAATGTTCTCGATCCACTTCGAAAGCAGGGCATTGACCCGCATTTGGTGGTCGAGCCACTGCTCCATCACCGGACGGGGGTAGTATGAGGGGTCCGCAGAGCCGTCGCGGATGGCTACGACCGGAATCGTGCCCCACATCAGCTCGTTCGGGCCGAAAACCACCTTGTTTCCGACCACGATCAGGTGCAAACCTTGCGGCAGAACGTCAGGATGGGGTGCCAAGTAGACCGTGAAGCGCTCAGTGACGTCCTCATCGCGCATTCTTTGGCCTTCACCGACCGTAGTCTGCGACAGAACCCACGATCCGATGCCCTCTGAGCCCGAATAGGCGGGGTCAGAGCCGTAGGCGAGGTTCGTCCCAGCCGCATCAAGGCCCGTTGCACCATATCGGTAGACGGCTTCAGAGGTTGGGATGACCTCGCGGATGATTACCCAGTGCGGTGCTTGGGTTACGGTCGCGTTCGGGGACACCCGTACCTGCTCAACCCGCAGGGTCTGACAGCCGAGGTCGCCCATCGGCTTGCGCTCTCCGGGCTTATCGCCCAGACGCTCGTCCCAAGGCCCACGGTCGGGGTCCCAGAACATATGCCAGAAGGAAACCCCGTCGGTCTGCGCCCAGAACGCAGCCTCACGACCGAGCCTGCGCATATCCTGCTGGTCGAACTGGTATTCAAGCGCAAGCTGCTTCGCCTGCGCCTTACGCTTATCGTCCGGGTCTTGGGTCTGCGGGCTGACCGAGAAGCCGGGGCGCTGGTCCATGATGATCTGGAGGCGCTGATCGAGCGCCTTGTCGATCATGTTATAGACCACACGCGCTGCGTCTTTCGGTCGTGCCGGCTCACGCCAAGGTCCAAGCCCTTGGGCGCTGATCCATTGCTGCCCTGAGCGGAACAGCCGATTGCGCTCCACAAGATGCAGGTGCTCCTGCACGGCGGTCCTGCGCGATTCCCAAAGCCCACGCGCCCAAGACGCCCACGCCTGCATATCATCGGCGTCATCGTCCTCGGCGGCGGGGAAGTCATGCCCGTATAGCGCACGACGGAGCGCAGCCTTCTCCTCTGCGTCCGTCATGTCGAGGTCGTTGTCCTCGTTCGGGGCTACCTCTTCGTTGGGATCGTCGGGGTCGTTCGACTCCCCCGACTCTGCACGGGCCTCCTCGTCGTACTCAAGGGCCTCGGTGTAGTCTTTCTCGTCAGCCATCAATCACTCCAATGCCCATTGTTCGACGGACCCGATTCCAGTCCCGCAGTTCTTCGTATTTCTCGCTGATTACACGCACTACCTGCTCCTGCGCCCATGCCTCGTTCTCTTGGGCAGCGAGCGCCATCAGATCGTCGGGGATGTCCGACGGGGAGGGGAACGCAGGTTTCTCCTGCACCTCTTCCTTGGGCGCGAACTTCGCAACCTCGTTCGAGATCCGATGGGCCGCATATGCGAACGCGAGCGGCCAGAGCACCTCACCGATCATGCCGGATCGTCCGTCCGCACCTGTTCAATGCCCAGCCGCCCAAACGCCACGTAGGGATTCTGCTGCGTCACATCCGCTGCGGCGAAAAGGGCCTCAATCTCAGCCAGCGTGACATCCAGTCCGGGCCGGATCACGTTGCCATCCTCGTCGGTCACGTCACGGGTCACCGCATCGTAGACCGCCTGCGGGTCGCCGGGGTCCTCGCCTGTCTCTTCCCAGTTGCCGTCCTCGTCCTGCGCCCAGTACTGGCAGGGCACCATACCCGCGAACTGGGGCGGGATGTAGCCGGTCGAGCAGTAATGCGTGGCGGGCTCGTCGCCGTCTGCCGACAAAGCCGCCCTGAACATCCCCACGCCGCCGGGGCCGAATGCTGCGGCAATCTCGCGGGCAAGATCGACCTGAGAGGTGGGCACGATGAGTGTGCGCCCGTTCTCGCCCAAGTCATGCCCGCCGCCGCCTTGGTTTGGGTTCGGGCGTGGCGTCCAGCCGTTTGCCAATGCCTGCGCGTCTGCCGTCGGATCTACCGCAAGCACTGCCGCCTTGATCTCGGTCATCATCCCAAGTTAGGCCACCACATGGTGGAACCTACGAGGCGACGGTATCTCGGGAACAGTGAGATTGTCCTCGGTCTCGGGGTTCAGCGTGGACTAAGAGCGAGCAGGCCGTCCTTCTCGCTGATGTGCCAGTGATCCAACGTGCGTTGTGCCTGCAGCCCTTCAAGGTCTTCCTCCGCAATAATGAGGAGATATTTAGGCGTCAGATCTCGCAGATAATGTTCAATAGAACCAAATTTCGCTGAATCAGGACTGGGGGGCCGAGCGGTGTATACGAAGTTAGTTGTGAGTGAATTTTCGAGAGCGAAGTTGGCTAGATCAAACCATAGTTCACTCCGATCTGAACTGATCGGCTTCAGAATGCTCGAGCCTGGTACTCGGATGGAATCAATTTCCAGAGGGGAGTTGTTCAACGCTTCGTCTAGCCAAGCCCGCTTACTGGGGAAGTAGTTGTAACCTTCAGCAAGTTTCTCATAGCCAATTGAACGTGCACCTGATGAGTCAACTATTTGAAGGAAAAGCGCACCAACGAACACGAAGGAACTAACTCTCTGGCTTTTTGAAGCGAAAGCCGCCAAACCTGCGAAAAGGAGTACGTAAGCAAGAGGCCAGAGAAAGCGGCCGTTCGCGCGGAAAGGGTCCAATGCTCCCGCCAACATTTGTGGAATCGGAATGCGGAGCTCTGCAGAGCCGAAAACGACGACCGGGCGTAGTGAGAGGATCGCAAATACGGAGGCAGCAAGGTAGGTAGACGGGGAGAACGCTGGCCGGCGCGTCCTCGTGTCCGACACCCGGGCTGAGGACACCACCCAACGCTCGTAGCACGTGGTGATTCGGATCACGACGGAGAGAGCGATCAGGCTGATCGCGCCAAGTCCCAAAAATACGAATCCCTCACCGTCGCCGCTCAAGTTCGAAGTGACATAAGTGTGACTCCACGATATTCCCCCTCGAGCGAGGCTCCCAATGAGGG